AATTTGACGAGTATGGAAACGAATCAGTAACTGGTGTTAATGGGTTTGCTCCCTTCAAAGCACATTGGTCGGAACACCCCGATCGTGACGAGGAATGGATGCAACAGGAAATGGGACGTATCGGTGAAGAACGATTCCGTCGTGAGTACGGTTGTGAGTTCTTAGTATTTGATGAAACACTGATTAGCAGTTTAGCATTAGCAGAATTGTCTGGACGTGAACCTATGGAAAAATTAGGTCAAGTTAGGATGTATAAGAAGATCGATCATCGTTGTACCTATCTGATATCTCTCGATCCTAGCCTAGGAACAGGAGGAGATAATGCTGCTATACAGATATTTGAACTTCCAAAATTTATACAAGTAGGCGAATGGCATCATAATACTACTCCGATGGTTGGACAGATTAGAATATTGAAAGAGATAATACATTACATAAAGTCACAAGGTGATCCTATGTTATATTGGAGTATAGAAAATAACACCATTGGTGAAGCGGCTCTATTAGTGATCAAAGACATTGGAGAAGATAATATACCAGGACTATTTCTAAGTGAGCCTGTACGCAAAGGACATGTTAGAACATTCCGCAAAGGATTTAATACTACACATAGAGCAAAAATGACTGCTGCTGTTAAATTAAAATCTCTTATTGAAACTAAAAGAATGACAGTTAACAGTAAACCGTTAGTGTCAGAATTGAAAACTTACATAGCTAGCGGAGTAGGATTTAAGGCCAAGACAGGAGAAACGGACGATCTAGTCTCGGCCTGTTTGTTAATCTGTCGCATGGCACAGGTATTAGCCGACTGGGATCCGGAGATTTACGATACCATTTCCGATAGAACTGAGGAAGAACAATTACCAATGCCAATATTTATTTCCAGTTTTATTGGTTAATATTAGAATCTATATAGGATAAATAATCAACTATGTCAATAAACAATACGATCAGCAACGACCTGTTTCTAAAACTTAAAGGACACTTTCCTCAAGTGCGCCTCGGCAACGAGCAAGGGATGAGCACTGTAGATCCTAATGAAGCAGTATTTTTTGACTTTGACTTTGCACCGAACGGCGAGAAACTCGCAAATGTTAGTATTAGTATAGCAGACCAAGAGTCGATGAAAATATTTTACAGCACTGACATTTTAGAGTCAGACGACCCTATGTCTAAGAAAAGATGGTTTAATTTCTTAAAAGAAATGAGACGCTTTGCTAAAAGTAAACTTTTAAATTTTGAACCAAAAGATATTATCAAAAAGAACTTAGACAAGAGGGATTATGAATTCCTTTCGAAGACACAAGAAAAAACTAAGGATCTAACTATGAGCGAATCATCACTATATGGATCAACAAGATCAAGCTATCAGAAGCTCGAGAACACTAAATTGATCATCAGACATTCGAAGCGTATCGAAGAAGACAGCCCAAACAGTAGAACTAGAAACATAGATGCTCTCTTCATTGAAAGTGAAAATGGAGAACGCTTTAAATATCCTTTTGTACACCTAGCAGGTGCTCGTGCGATGCAACGTCATGTGTCAAATGGTGGTAGCCCTTACGATGATTTTGGTCAATATGTAGTAAGTCTAAGTGAAAACATTTACAGCCTACGTAGATTTAATCATCTCGTAAATCGTGCAGCATTTTTAGAGAACACAGATGTATCAGGCATAGCTCGAGCTGCAAAAAATAAAAGTGTAAGTCTAAAGAAGACTCTTGAAAGTATACAGAAACAAAAGAATTATGTAGCGATGAAGGAAAGTTTTCAATCGATACAGAAAAAAGAGATCGACTCTGATATGCTCGAGCAATTAAAAGATAGATTTACTCTACATCAATTTAATGAAGAATTAACTGAATTATTTCCATATATTACAGACCTTTTAGGTGAAAGTGGGGAAATAGAATTAAACGGGGATCTTAAGGAGAACAGTATGTCGGCCGATATGTACGAAAGCGGGAACGATCTCGATAGTATTATTAATAACTTTAGACAAGATGTTGCAGATTTTAAAGCTGGCGGTGACATGAGTGAAGAACTTTTTGATGCCCTATACAGCTACTATGCTGCATCGGGCGACATGCCATATGGTGTGCAAAAAGGCCGAGAAGGTGATCCAATGGATTGGGTTTCTCAAAGATTTGAACAAGAACTATCTGGGTCTGGCATTGATGAGGCACAGAGTATGCACTCAACACCAGAAGCTGCATTAGATGCTGTAGAAGAATGGGTAGAACAGACTTCAAGAGAGCTAGAGCGCACTGTTGAGTGGAGTTTAACCGATTTTGCTGATATGAGAGAAGTAGCAAAGTTGACTGGACCAATACAAGCAGCATTGAATAAATTAGGCGAATGGATCGAACATGCTAAGTCTCAACATACGAATTCCGACGAGTTAGAAGAAGGTCCTAAGAAGGCTGATCCTTATGATGCTAGCGATGCTGCTGACGAACCTGTGTCTGATTATAAAGGCAAAGAACGTGATCCAGCTTATGAACTTAAGATGGTCCTAGACCAACATCCTAAAATACAGATAGAAGAATTCCATAAGGATAAGATTAGAGACATGCTAGTTCATACCATGAAACAGCATAAAACTATGATACAAGCAGCTCAAGAAAATCCTAAAGATAAAAACGCAAAGTACTCTGTAGAAAAAGTTGAAGCACGTTTAAAGTTGATGAAAGTAAGGTATGATAGTGCAAATAAGGCAACTACATGGCCAGGTTACATCCAACATCTTGTGAACAGTTTATACGGAATCGACAACCCCGTTGCTCGTCCTTTGGCGAATCTAGCAGACGATTGGGATACTAGATCAACTAGAGGAACACCGTTAATAGATTCGGAACAGAAAAAAGAAGCAATTAATTTAATTAAAAAGATGATATCAAATGCCGAAATTCTACCTATTTTTTATGGAAATAAAGAAGCTTCAAAAGAAGGTATCGCATTTGAAGATTTAGAAAATTTATTACAGGTTGATGAAGAAAATCAAAATACAAAACAAGAAAGTAAGTTTGATTTACTAAAAGAATTCGAAGACATACTCGACAGCATGATCTATGAAGAGTCGGGCGTATTAAGCAAAGACGAAGATGTAAAAAATCAAGCCGTTGCTGAATTGAACAAGCTAATGCCAGAACATTTCTCAGCAGGCACAAACGGATTAAATGCCATTGAGAGCCTTAAAGGCATCATAGATGACCCTCAGCTCAATAAGCAAATAGAAGAATTGGCTAAATCATCAAGCGACGGTGCTGATGCTTGTGTAAGGCCGTTAGTAATGGAATGGATCAAAGAAAACGCTCCAGAAATTGAAAATCAAATTGAAGTAGGCGACTTAGAACAAGACCAGACAGCAGCAGAGCCTGCAGCAGAGCCCGAAGAAGAACCAGCTGTTGATCCAGCAGCACCAACAGACGCAGCAGCACAACCAACAGGCGAGGTTCCTCCCGAAGAAGAACCAGCAGCAGCAGAAGATGAGGATGAAGATAGATTAAATCCTCCACAGATGACAGGCCCAGGACAAGAACCATTTGATCTAAAAGAACTTGCAGAATTTGTAGGCTCATTCTATGATAGAGAAAAGGGAACATTTCCTCCAGGTCCAGAAGGCGTAGTTATTAAAGTAGAAAAGAAATATGGCCCAGTAGCAGCACAGTTAGCAGAAAAGTTAGTACGTGAAATTGCTCCTCATCAGGATTCAGAAGTTTATGAACTAGGCAGAATTAGAGAGCTAGCAGGCCTATAAAAAACTAAAATAAAGATTGACATGATAAATAAAACTGCGCTATAGTAATATAGTGCAGTTTTTTATTAGGCACAAAAAAGTAAAAGCCAAGGCAACATAGGAGATAGGCAACATGGCATCATTAGCAGAAATTCGCGCTAAATTACGCGAGCAAGAAACACGTTCATCTGGAAATCAAGGCGGCGGAGATAACGGAATTTATCCGTTCTGGAATCTCAAAGAAGGCCAAGAAGCAGTAGTTCGCTTCCTTCCAGACGGTGACGCAAATAACACGTTCTTCTGGGTCGAACGTGCGATGATTAAACTTCCATTCAATGGCGTTAAGGGCGAAACAGACAGTCGCCAAGTACAAATACAAGTACCTTGCGTAGAAATGTGGGGGGAAACTTGTCCAGTGTTGAGCGAAGTTCGCGGCTGGTTTAAGGACAAAAGCCTCGAAGATATGGGTCGTAAGTATTGGAAAAAGAAGAGTTATCTTTTCCAAGGACTTGTAGTTGAAGATCCTATTAAAGAAGATGCAACTCCAGAAAATCCGATCCGCAGGTTTATCATTGGTCCACAGATTTTCCAGATCGTTCGTGCAGCATTGCTTGATCCTGAGATTGAAGATTTGCCAACCGACTATGCACATGGTCTTGATTTCCGCATCGCTAAGACTAGCAAAGGCGGATACGCAGACTACAGCACAAGTAAGTGGGGACGTCGTGAACGTGCTCTAAGCAATTCAGACGTCGAAGCAGTCAATAAAAACGGATTGTTCAGCCTTAAGGACTTCCTCCCTAAGAAGCCAACTGATGTTGAGCTTAAGGTTATTAAGGAAATGTTTGAAGCATCTGTTGACGGTGACGCATTTGACTCAGAGCGTTGGGGACAATATTACCGCCCGAGCGGTATGAGTGCTGCAACTGGTGATCCGAACACTAGAACAACAGCAAAAGTTGTTGTAGCAGATGAGGACAACATTCCGTTTGATCCGGATCCTGTAGTCACAAAGACAGCAGCACCCGCTGCTACTGCCGAATCTAAGCCAGCAGGTCAGAGTAATGCTAATGATATCCTTAGCATGATCCGCGCAAGGCAGTCTAAATAATTCGAATAATTCGGGGGATATTTTCCATGAAAATCCCCCGAAATTCACCGAATATTCCATAATTATTTTAAGGGGCAGAAATGGCTAAGACATTCGACATAACTAAATTTCGTAAAACATTAACTAAGAGTATCGACGGCCTAGGTGTCGGTTTCAATGATCCAACCGATTGGGTTGGCACGGGCAACTACGCTCTCAATTATCTCATCAGCGGAGACTTCCAAAGAGGCATTCCGCTAGGTAAAGTGACCGTCTTTGCTGGAGAATCAGGTGCAGGTAAGAGTTATATCTGTTCAGGCAACATTGTCAAGAACGCACAAGAGCAAGGTATTTTCGTAGTGCTCGTTGACAGTGAGAACGCACTCGATGAAAAATGGCTACATGCTCTTGGTGTTGATACAGGCGAAGACAAACTACTAAAACTAAACATGGCAATGATTGACGATGTTGCTAGAACTATCCATGAATTCATGAAAGAATATAAACTGCTTGCGACAGAAGATCGTCCGAAAGTATTGTTTGTAATCGATAGTTTAGGCATGTTACTTACTCCAACTGACATTAATCAGTTCGAGGCAGGAGATTTAAAAGGTGACATGGGCCGTAAGCCTAAAGCACTAACAGCACTTGTAAGAAACTGTGTTAATATGTTTGGATCTTACAATGTTGGTATGGTTTGTACAAATCATACTTACGCAAGTCAAGACATGTTTGACCCAGATGATAAGATTAGCGGCGGGCAAGGTTTTGTTTATGCAAGCTCGATCGTGGTCGCTATGAAGAAATTAAAACTAAAAGAAGATGAAGATGGTAATAAAGTTAGTGAAGTTAACGGTATTCGTGCTGCTTGTAAGATCATGAAAACACGTTATTCTAAACCATTTGAAACACTCCAGATTAAAATTCCTTATGAAACAGGTATGAATCCGTATAGTGGCTTGCTTGAACTTTTTGAAAAGAAAGGTTTGATTACACAGCAAGGTAATCGGTTAAAATATATTGATTCTAAAGGAAAAGAATTTATTGAATATCGTAAACAATGGACAGGTGAATTATTAAATATGGTTATGGAAGATCATATATATAAGAAGCCAGAAGTGGTTGTTGATATTATAGATGAAGAAACTGGAGAAATTTTAGGATGAATGAAGCACTGATTGTTGAGATGTGGGACCTTCTCAGAGAATATACAGATAAGAAACAAGTAACTGTAGTAGCTGAAAGATTTGTGGATCTTCTCAGCGATCACGGTGCTACAGAGCAGAATCTAACAGAGGCCCTCGGGCATGATGATCACTTAGATGATGCTATCCGTGTTTTCCTCGACCTCGATGAAGAGGAAGACGAAGACGACGATTACGATTATGATGACGAGTAAAACATGACCTGGTACACATCCGTAAGCCAAGATCTATCAAATATTCCAGATGCGATTCTTTTCTTTGAAAGTGAGCTAAATGATGCTCGCAAGGAGGTAAAGATTACTGGAAATATCGAGAAAGCTGCGGCAAGTATGCCAGGCATCGTTGAACATCGTTACAACCAACTTCAAGAAATTGAAGCGATATTAGAATACTTGAACATCGAACTCCGCCGTCTACGTAGCCAGTTCTTCAAGAAATATCTTGAGAATTATCAAAGAGCTCTCAGTAGCAGAGACGTGGAAAAATACGTAGACGGCGAGAGCGATGTCGTTGATTATGAAAAAATTATTAACGAGTTTGCTCTGCTAAGAAATAAATGGTTAGGTATCATTAAAGCACTCGACATCAAACAGTGGCAGTTAAGCAATGTTATTAAGCTACGAGTAGCTGGAATGGAAGATGCTTCTTTATGACACCTATGAATAATATACGTAGATAAATATTCCATGGAAAAACGTACATATGGATATTGGGAAGTATTAAAAAATTATCCCAATGTTAAAGTAAAAGAACTAAGTGTTGATCCGGGTCAACGATTGAGTATGCAAAGACACAAACATAGAAATGAATTTTGGTTTGTAGCCGAAGGCACCGCTACTATTAATACTATCAATGCAAGTACTGATGTTACATCAATAGAAATACCACAATTTCATCACACTTGGATACAAATAAACGAGTGGCATCAGCTAGAAAATAAAGGCGACACTGTACTCAAAATAGTAGAGATACAATGGGGCGACCATTGTGATGAAGAAGACATTGAGAGGATAATATGAAAATTTTTGTCGGTTGGGATTCTAGAGAAGATATAGCTTACCAGGTTTGTAAACACAGCATTTTAGCACGGTCAAATGGAGCAGATGTTGTTCCTTTAGTACAAGATGATTTAAGAAAAGTTGGATTATATACAAGAGATATCGATCCATTATCAAGTACTGAATTTACTTTTACTAGATTTCTGATACCTGAAATAATGAATTACGAGGGTTGGGCTTTATTCTGTGATTGCGATATTATCTTTTTAGATGATATAAAAAAATTGTTCGATCAAGCCGATGACAAATATGCTGTGATGTGTGTCCATCACGACTACAAAGTCGAAGAAGGAATGAAGATGGACGGAAAAGTACAACATGTCTATCCTCGCAAAAATTGGAGCAGTGTATTTTTAATCAACTGCGGACATCCTAGCAATAAAGCATTAACTCGAGAATTAGTAAACAATGAAACTGGAAAATATCTCCATAGATTTAGCTGGTTAGACGACAGCGAAGTGGGTGAAATATCACACGAATGGAACTGGTTAGTTGGAGTATACAGCGAACCAAAAGATGGTAAACCTAAGGCTATACACTATACCGAAGGCGGACCTTGGTTTGAAAATTATATGAACTGCGAGTACGGTGCATACTGGGAACGAGAAAAGAACGATTATCAAAAAAAAACTCCAATCGTCCACAAGTATGACAGATTACCCGACGAAATAAATTCAGTCATTGATAAAATATTGAAGTATAGGGTTGATTCTAAAAACGAATACTACCCCTATACTGCTAAAGAAATTGGTAGAAATGTTACAAGTTTAGCAAAAGTAGAACAACTTTGCGCGATTGATTCGGAGTTTAGATATGAGAGAAAATCCATGGTTTTTGATCCAATTTTAGAGAATTTTATTTTAGGTAGCGGTGGCCAGATCACTACATGGGATATGGTACAGAATTTAAAAACACCCGTGATACTCAGAGGAATTGCCAAGAGGAAGCAGATATTTTCATGTCTGGAGAATGGAAGAGATTTCTATTATATTGATACTGGATATTTCGGCAATGGACGACGAAAACTCTATCACCGAGTTGCAAAAAATGCATTACAAGCAACTGGTCCAGTTATACACAGATCAAGAGACCGATTAACTGCAACTGGATGGAAAGCTAAGAAATTTACATCTGGAAGAAATATTTTACTATGCCCCCCTTCTGCAAAGGTAATGAAATTCTTCGATCTAGATCTCGATCAATGGATGGAAGAAACATTAGTTGAATTAAGAAAACACACCGATAGAGAAATAGTAATCAGATTAAAACAAAGTCGTGCTGTTCGAATAACTACCGATACAATGGAATCTGCATTAGAAAAAAATGTACACTGTCTTGTTACATTTAATAGTATAGCAGCCACTGAATCATTGCTTTTTGGTAAACCAGCAATAACACTAGGACCTAACGCTGCACAATCGTTATGTAAACAGTCTCTTTCGGAAATTGAAAACCCATACATACCTTCTTTAGACGAAGTAGAAGAATGGGCAGCACATCTCGCATACAGTCAATTTACTGAAGAAGAAATGAGAAGCGGATACGCTTGGAAGATTTTAAATGAAAATAGCGATTTATCTAGCAGCAGTTCCTAAAAATAAAAACGAGATAAAAATTGCCATATTAAAAACATTTGGCGTCGGAGCAGCAGTCTCCGGCGATAGTATTGAATTTGTTGATCACCATACTGTAGTAAAAAGTGATGTAGCTATATTACAAGGATATGTTCATCAGGACATATCTTCTCCACATTTAAAGTTACGCAGAGATGTATTAGATTCAAATCAAAATACTATAATAATTGACAGTAATTTATTTCAATTTGCTAATGCCGGATTGGCGAATTATTATCTAAGATATAGTTTAAATGATGTCTTTCCTGATACAGGATTTTACTTTGATAATAAGATATCTCGCGATCGATGGCGATCTATCAGTCAGCGACTTGGGATCGCGTTGCGAGACTATAGGAAAGGAAAACACATACTTATATGCCTGCAACGAGTGGACGGGTGGAGTATGGACGGAACTGATGTACAAAATTGGTTAGATCAAACCGTAGCAGAAATACGTAAACACACCGATAGACCTATATTGGTTAGAAAACATCCAGGCGATCGTCGACAACAAACTATACGAGTTGATAATAGATGTCGTATTAGTAACAGCGCATCGATATTAGAAGATTTAGATAAAGCACATGCTACAGTAACATTTAATAGCAGTCCGGGCGTTGCTAGCTTAATTGAGGGTGTTCCAGCTTTTGTTACTGATCCAAAATTTTATAGAAGTCAAACATATCCTATATGTAATACATCACTTGATAAGATAGAAAATCCTGAACATTTTGATCGCGATGCCTGGATACACCGTATATGCCAAAGTCACTGGAACGAAGACGAAATCCGTTCCGGTGATGCTTGGAAATTTATGCGCGAACGCCTCGGTATTTTAAAACCCAGTCTTTTTTGAACTGTTCTAAAACAACATATCCCCAGCTCTGCAATATATGAACCGATGGTAATGTAGCTTTTGCATTTTTGTATCCATGGTCCTGTTGTTCAACGATCATCAATGGTTTATTAGATTTTATGGTGTTTTCTGCACCTCTAAGAATCTCTTCTTCAAATCCTTCAACATCTATTTTAATCATATCTATTTCTTTGAAATTAAAACTGTCAAGTGTTTTTAGAGGAATCTTACCCTTACCGATTGATTCTGGATTTATGTGACTATGTCCAGAATTACCTTCTACTATATTCATATCTATAAATGAATCTTCATTACCTAATGCTACCTGATGTATAACATAATTGTCAGTTAAAACATTCTTTTTAAAACAATCAATAGAATCTTGTACAGGTTCAAAAGCGATTACTTGTTCAAAATGTTTAACTAAGTCACAGCTCCATAGTCCAACATTTGATCCTATATCTATGCAATTTCTTTTCTGCTCGCATGAGTTTATAGCAAACTCTCTTGCTTGCCATTGATACCTTGCAATGCCTGTATTGTGCATACTTTTATCTAACATTCTAGGAAAATGTGTTTCGTAATCCGGAAACCAAAAATTGTGTACTTGCTTCATCGCCAATAATCCTCTGTTCTTGTTACTTTTAAATCTGCTCTTTCGCTCTTTCCA